CTGAACTAATCTACCACTAGCATATGCAGAAGGCCATACCTTTGCACTTGCCTTTACTTTCTTATAGCAAGCATCTTTCTCACCTGCTTTCTCATTGACAAATTCTTCTTTTTTCGTTTTTGCTTTTTTCTCGTTATCAGTATTGTGGTCGGCACCAGTCATTATACTCTGCTTCAAAGTAGCAACACCATACCTATCCTGCTTATGGCGAATCATACGCTTATAACGATCAAACTTATCATTACCTTTCTTATCACGCATATCCTTTTCTAGGATGGTTTCTTCTTTCTTAATACCAGCAACACGATCAAGTGCATTACCAATTGCCTTGCCGATCTTGTCGCGCTTACGCTCTTTGGGTTTGATGTTGGCACCCAACTTATTCAATCTGCTAGTAGCAGTGCCAGACTTTGCAGCCTTCTGACGCTTGGAATAGTCCATATAGGACTCACCCTTCTTCAGTTTCTTAGGATCTGCTTTTGGTTTGGATGCTGCAGCACTATCTTCACGAGCTCGGGCATTAGCACCAGGACCACCTAACTTACGATCCTCTTTAGGATCGGGATGCCACATATCTGCACGCTCAGAGACATTCATTTTTTTAAGATGCTTTTTAATACGTTCGGACTGACCTTTATGCATCTTAGATGCACCGTCAAGTTCTTTAGACATCTTTTTAAGGTCGAGATCTTCTGTCTTCACGTTTTTTGCCTTCCCTTTACGATCTGGGTTTGGATCTTCAGCATTCTTGCGACGGAATGCTGCTTCCTCTTCGCCTTTATTTAGGTTTCTCTTCATCTTACTAGACCCGCATTTGGGTTTAGTAGTCTGACCAGGTTGTTTTGCACAAGGTTTTCCTGCATACTTACCACCAAGTTGTACCCAACCAGGTGTTCCATCAGATGATTTACTCTTACCAAACCAGTCACGAAGAGAATTATCTCCAGACTTGTTTGCTTCTCCAAATACATCTTTGTATGTTGGTGGCATTTTAGACATCTCTCCCATAGCCATTTTGTTTGCAGTCTTATGCATCACCTCTTTGGAACGACTTCCATAGAGTTTATTCCACCTATTCTTACCTTTCATCATACCCCTAATATATTTCTTAGCGGTGCCATTAAGGGCAGGTGGAACGTCTGATGCAAAACCTTGTGCCATATCAACCGCCTACAACTTGGATTTCTTCGACAACAATTGCATTGCCAGTTGCAGCAATACTTACACAACGCTTGACGATTGCCTGAGGACCACTGTAAGCATAAGTGTAATCCGCAGATGCAGCAGAAGAATCAATATCAGTGCTAATTGTATTTCCTGTTTTAGCAGTAACTTTCTTACCTGCTGTTCCTGCTGACAAGAAAGCAGCGTTGATTGCAGGAGATGTACTAGCATCCTCTACAGCAATGAAGTCATCTACTGAGAATGGATGTGTATCAGAAACTTCACCGAGGTTTGTGCCAAGTTGATAATCTGCAGTGGAATCATCAACACCCTTTACAATTCTTGCTTGACCAGGTTTGCCACCCTTTAGCAGAAGTGCTTGGTCTTGAATAAGAGTGATTGCAGGACCACCATTGAATGAGACTGTAGCATCACCTGCAGTTGCAACTACGCGATAGTATCCAGTCTGAACAACTTGATACTCGGTAGCAGCGGCAGCAATTGAATTTGTGCTTAAAACATTTAATACTGTCATGTCGTGTTAATTCGTGTCAGTATTATTTATCTCCTTTTGCTTCTTTAACATCTTTTGGAGGTCCGCAGTACTGCCAACAAACATCGTGTTATTAACAGTAGACGGGCCTGACTTTTTCTCATCAGCATCCAACTCCTTCATTTTCTTTTGTAAGTCAATCAACTTATCAGCAGTATCTGCTACGCTTTTAATTGTTGTTGCAGCAACTTCATAAGCACGCGGATGATCACTTGCTCGTGCCACATCAAGTATGCCATCTACTGCCTCCTGCCCTTTCATTACTAACATATGCAATGCAGCACGAGTAGTCTCATAATCCTGCCTCACATCAGGAGTGTCTGTCTTTTTTAAAGTTGGTTTTACTTTTTCCACATAGTTCTGGAGTTCAGTAGGTTCTGCTCCAAAAGCATCATTTAGTCCATCAAAAGGATTACCCATAATTAAATAACCTCATCTGCTCCACTTACGGGATTACGTTTCTTATTATCAGTAAAGTCTGTGTCAGTAATACCAAATCCAAAATCATCATCAGCATCTGCTGTGAGAGGATCAGGTTCTACAATATAACGAACTTGTCTTGGAGCATTTGTTGTATCAATATCAGTATAGATATCGGTAATTGTCTTCTTAATTGTCTTCGCATCCGTAACAGGACCATACAAGTATGTCTTGACTGTGAATTGAAGGGTGTAAATGATCGCTCTACGAGTAGCAAAGTCTCCTTCATAGTCATCTTGATAATCAACACTAGTTAAAAGGACAGGAACATCCTTTGTTTCATTCATACTTTCCAATAATTTTATTGGAAGATTATAGTGAGGTTGGAAATATGGAAGGATCTGTTCAAGAATTTGTAGTCCATCTTCCTGAGTTTTTGAAATAATTGCTAACTCAAACGATAAGTTATAAGGAACGGGCATATACACGTTCTTATTTTCGTCAGTATCCTTTGCAATTTTTATTTTTTGAGTAGGTGATACTTTCCTACCAGAATCGTATGTGATTCCATTAATCTCAAATGAGATTCGTGGGAGAGTAATCTGAGTTCTTTTATTTGTTGGGTCTGGATTTTGATCTAGACGTGCTAAAAATTTCTGCTTTGGACCATATGCCAAAGGCACTTTCATCACTTCATTTGAACGACGAAGTTCAATATTATTGAACAGCGTACCAAACGCTACAATAGTTTTTCTAAAAATTTCGTTATATGAATATGTGCCTAACATCAGATTGTAGTATCAGTAATGGACCCAACAGAACCAAAGGGATTGCCTTCAGTGAAATCTATAATATCGTCATCAGCAGTTTCAAAACTATAGTTCTGGTCAATGCTATCAGCGGTATTAGTATTATTTAGAGTGTTATAAGATTCTGGACTCCAGAGAGCACCTGATGTCAATCCCTTAACTGTTTCTGAAGTATTGAAGATTCCAGTTCTATTAATGACTTGGAGTTCTCTTGTCCCACTGTTCCAGGACTTGACTTCTGCTCTAGAGTCTTTTGGAGAGTAGTCAATTGTAACAGATGGGGCACTAGTGTAGCCAGTACCACCACTTGAAACAGTGATACCGCTAACAATCCCTGTAGCTGAAATCGTCGCCGTTCCTGTTGCTCCACTTCCACCCCCTCCTGTGATAGTTACTGTGGGCGGTAAAGCAGATTTATAGTGCTCACCACCATCGGTGACTGTAATAGATGTGACTTCACCTGATCCAGTGGCAAAGGCAACATCACCACCAAAGAAATCATTACCTGCACCGTCAGATGGAGTAATCTTAACCTCACCAGTTCCATCTAGATTGTAAATATATGTAGAACCAGACAGACTTCCAGTTCCATTTCCTGCAGAACCAACACTAAGTTTTCCGTTTGCTATTGCAACCGACCTACCAAATTGAGCATCAAATTCGCCGTCAGATGCAGTAATCTTAAGTTCATTAGTGCCATCTAAATCATAAAGATATACGGAACCAGATGAAGATCCCTCATCATCATCACCGACAGAACCAACAGCAATCTTATTATTTCCTATAGCAACTGAGAATCCAAAGAGATCAGCACCTGCGGCATCAGATGCAGTAATCTTAACCTCACCAGTTCCATCTAGATTGTAAATATATGCGGAACCAGATGTAGATCCATCATCATCATCACCAGAACATCCAACAACAATCTTATTATTTCCTATAGCAACATTTCTTCCAAAGGCATCCTCAGTAGCAGCATCAGATGCAGTAATCTTAACCTCACCAGTGCCATCCATATTATAAACATATATGGCACCAGAGTTTGTAGGATCATCCTCTTGGTTAGCAGTAACAACAATCTTATTGCCATCTGTAGCAAGTGAAAATCCAAATTGATCACCGCTGACGCCATCAGAAGCTGTGATTATAACTGGATTAGATCCATCTAAATCTGTAATAAATACCCTACCTCTAAGGGATGAATGCCCAACTTCACTATAGATAAGTTTAGTTCCTGTTATAGCAACTGCATATCCCTGGTAAGAGTTACTAATAGCTGCCGTTGAAACCTTAACCTCACCAGTGCCATCCATATTATAAACATATATGGCACCACGATTGCTATTTTGACCATAAGCACCAACAACAATCTTATCACCATCTGTATCAACTGCAAATCCAAAGTTATCATCAGTAGTAGCATCAGATGCAGTAATCTTAACCTCACCAGTGCCATCTTGATTATAGACATATACTGAACCCGAACTAGACCCATCATCATCATCCAGGTCAGAACCAACAACCAAACTTGTAGTAGTAGTGATAGAGGATGTTGCCGTAGCAAGGAACTGATTACCAGCGATCTCTTCACCAACAGTGAAGTCACCAGATCCACCAGGATCCATAATCAACTTGATAGAATTAGCAAAGGCAGTTTCAATAGCATCAATCTCGGTAACACCAGTATCGAGTTTCTCATCACTGTACTCAAACAGTTCGCACTGACATTCCCAGACATAACCCTTACCTAACTGATAGAAAGGTTTTTCTGCTTCTACAAACTTAATCTCAAATAAATGTTTTGTTGTTGGAAACCAAATAAGGTCACCCTCATTAGGACGACCCTCCACATTCAATACTGCATTATCATCGACTTTCTCTTCAAACTTCTTACGAGAGAAAATGAATGTTGTCTTATCTTCAATACGGACACCAAACTTACTCAGAAGTTCTCCTTGACCTTCCCATCCTTCCACATTGTTGACATATGCTCTAACAGAAAGTGCTTGTGTGAAGTTACTACTTTCTACTTCTTGAAAAATTGTATCTTTATTGACGTATGTTCTGGGTAGATAATAGATATCCTGACCATAGAGTTCAATACTCTCAATGATCAGATTACCCATAAACATTTGTTCCTGGGAAGAACCGTTTAGATTTAGTCGGCAACTACTAGTATAGTCCGACTGAATACAATTTTCTGGTGGATCGTTTCTGTAAGTCATATCAACCGATTAAGTCCATTGGAGGGAGTTCGTATGTGCTACGAATAGTTTCTTCAAGATCTTTCTTAAACTGACTCGCATCTTCAAGAATTTGACGACCATTCAGAGTCACACCACCAAGCATTTGAATACCATCATACTTACTGAGGTTGCGACCCCATTGCTGTTGGAATAATGCCTCAACATAATCCTTCACCCAAGCATCATTATACATCGCAGTATAAGTATCTGGGTCTTGACGCATCATAACCTCCACCACAATTTGATTGCCTGTCTGTAAATCCGACCAATCAAAGTCTAAGTAGAGTCTTCCTTGATATTCGTTGAATCTAACTCTCCGATTTTTATCAGAGTTGGTTACAAAATCAAGAGTCTCAAGATACTGAGAGGTCATAAAGTAATGGAGGATTTGTCCATGCGTCATTGCATAGATATCATTCAAGAAAATTTGATATTTGATATTGAAAATATTACCAGGAGAAATACTGGAGGCACCGATCTGACTATAAACATGATTAACAGACAAGACTCCAGGAGGAAGTGATACATATTCATTCCCTTCTGTCCAATCGGTAGAACCTATCGCACTGCCAGTTTTGGTAGCAGTTTTAATAGCATCGGTTACTTCAATCTTGATGAATGCTTTATAACTACCGTTATATGCATACTCCTGAAAGTAATCAATTGCTTCTTCTAGTAGGTCATCCAGTTGCTCATCACACACGTTAATGTCGATGGCAGGGAAACCTAATCTACGAAGAGCATAGTTTTTTAACTCTGTTTTAGAAGCGGGTCTTGTAGCGGACATTTGTTATCAAGCGAATGAAGTGATCGTTAACGAAGAAACATCACCAGCAGCAACAGTCTCAGTTTTCTTAAAGAAACCATTGATAGTGTCTACAGTGACTTGGTTAGTTCCAACTGCAGTAATAACACCAGTGGTGCCAGATGTACCACCAGTCAGTGTATCTCCAACTGCCATCTCAGTAACAGCAGAGACATTGATAGTAGCGTCTCCGCCACCACCTGTGATTGTAATAGTCTCACCAACGACATAACCAGAACCATCACCATTAATAGCAACTGCAGTGATAGCACCACCAGATGCAGTGATGTCTACTGTTAATCCAGTGCCACTGCCGCTAGAAGTAGTAGCAACTGCTGTTGCTGAGTTGTAACCACTACCAGCAACCAAAGTTGCAGAATTTAAAGCAGTTACATCACCAGGAGTAGGATCACCAGACAGATTCAAGACTAGAGTGGTGGTGGTTGCAAGGTTATTAAGCATCGCTGTAAGTTGCTCAAAAGCATTGTCAAGTTTATCCTGTACTCTTGCTTCAGTATAATACTGATTAGTCCCCTCAGAAAGATTTGTGGTGGACTTACTGGAGAGATCGAGGTTTGCACCCGTCTGGAGATTCACACGAGCATCAGCGCGAGCATTCGTATAATAGAGGTTAGATCCCTCTGTAAGATCTCCAGTATCCGCAGCAGCAATACGTGCATCGGCGCGAGCATTGGTATAGTAAAGGTTAGTTCCTTCAGTCACATCACCCGTGTCATGGTTGCTAATATCGGAAACTGTTCCAGTTACATTACCAGTCACGTTACCCGTGACATTACCAGTAAGACTTGCAGTAATCACATTTGCAGCAAAGTTACCAGATGCATCCCGAAGAACGAGGTTATTTGCTGAGTTGCTGCTTGCAGAAGCGACGTTAATGCCGATATTGCCTGATACACCATCAGCATTGGTAATAGTAACACCAGAGGACGCTGTGGCGGTCACAGAGCGTTGTGCGTAAGTATTAGCAGCAGTCCTTGCTACTAGACCAGTGCCTGCCATAGCGGCGAGTGCAGTGATGTCTGCATCATTGTAAGTAGTGCTAATAGTAACATCATCGGATCCATTGAAGGAAACGCTGCCATCGACTACACCATCAACGGTGATAGTTCTAGCAGTCTTCAGTGTATCAGCAGTTGTTGCATTGCCCTGAATACCAGCAGCGGCACCTACACCAGAAGCAACCGTAATGATATTTGCAGCAAAGTCTCCACTAGAGTCACGAGCAACAACAGTAGTTGCAGTTGCTGCAGAAGCAGTTGTCATACTGTCCAGAAGGTCAGCATTGAGGTTGTTAATCTTAGTCGTGTTAGGAATGACTAGAGCAGCACCAGAAGAAACTTGAGAGATGATCTGACCATCTACAGTCAGGGTGCCATCAATGTTTGCATTGGCATCAACGTCAAGAGATGTACCAGAACCAGTAAGATTCAGACTACCTGCACGAAGGGCACCATCAGTTCCAGAAAGAACTTCTGATGAATTAGTCGCGTCTGTTACGAATGCGAATTGGTTGGCGGATCTATCGTATCCGAAGAAACCAATTTTCGCAGAGCTGTCGTAATAACGGAATTCAATACCACGATCCTTAGCGTCGTTAGACGTTGGTGCTGTGTCACCACCCACAGTAATAATAGGGTCATCGAGAGTTGTGACCGTAGAATTGACAGTAGTGGTCGTTCCATTGATGGTAAGGTTTCCAGTAACAGTAAGATTAGACTCAGCAGTTACATCACCACCAATGTCTAGGGTGCCACGAATATCAGTGTTGCCGTTATCAGTATCTACAGTTAACTTGTTCGCAGCAGATGCATTTTGAATAGCAAATGTCTTATTGTCTGCAGTAATA